GCGGAGGGGGCGCGGGCGGAGACAACACCCCCGCGGGCGGGGGCGCGAAAGGGGGCGGCAGCCGCGAGGAGCGAATAGCCGCGATAAACGAGAAATTTAACTTAAAGGAATAAAAATGGCACTAAGCGATATGAAAGTATTTTCCGAATATCTAACTGGCGCGACGATAGAAACGCTGGATCAAGATATCGAAAAATTTAATGCGGCAAGCGGAGGCACGATAGTTTTAAACTCCAAGGGCATTGACGGCGATTTTATGCAAGAGAGCTTTTTTAAGGGTATTCACTCCGCACAGCGCAGGGTAGATAGATACGCGGCCAACGCGGCGGCTACGGCTACGACGCTTAAACAAGAGCAGGATAACGCCGTAAAAGTAGCGGGAGGTTTCGGACCTGTGGTGTTTGAGCCTAGCCAGATGACTTGGATACTAAAAGACCCGTCTAACGCGATAGAAGTGATCTCGCGCAATATGAGCGAAGCTTTGATGAGCGATATGCTAAACACCGCTATTTCCGCGCTTGTCGGAGCTATCGGCAATAACGCGGGCGTAGTAAACGACGTAAGCGCGAGCGGCGGTATAAACCAAGCCAACCTAAACAACGCCTACGCCAAATTCGGCGATCGAAGCGCGGCGATAACGGCTAATATAATGAGAGGTGCGGTATTTCATAAGTTAATCGGTCAAAATTTAGCTAACGCCGCACAGCTATTTAAGGCTGAAAACGTGCTCGTCGTAGAGATTTTGGGGCGTCGCGTAGTGGTGACTGATGCGCCTGCGCTTTACAAGGCGGGAACGCCGAATAAAGACTACGTTTTGGCGCTAACTGCGGGGGCGGCGATAGTTAGCAATGCGGGCGATCTAATCACTAATATTCAAACCAACAACGGCAAGGAGCGCATAGAAACAACCTATCAGGCTGATTATACATTCGGATTGTCACTCAAGGGCTATTCTTGGGATATGGCAAACGGCAGCAAAAGCCCCGATAACGCAAAGCTAGGCACCGGCACAAACTGGGATAAAGTCGTAGCTAGCGATAAGGATACCGCGGGCGTGCTACTCGTAGGCGACGCAGCTAAGAATTAGGAGGTGAAAAATGCCTAAAATTTGGTATGTGGAATTCCCGACATTTCAGTATAACGAGGATGTTAAAGCCCTAGCCAAAGAGCGGGGCTTAACCATCATTGACGCCAAATTTGATGCGGGTGATGGCGTGAAAGACCCGCCCGAGTTGAGCTTAAAAGGTACTGAGCCAAAGCCTAAAAAAGGCAAGAAAGACGAAAAGAGCGAATAATGCTAATCGTTGAGGACGGCACGGGGTTAGCGGGCGCCAATGCCTACGTTTCGGTTGAGTTTGCGGACGAATATTTTTCAGCGCGCAAAAACGAGGCGTGGGCTGGGCTTGATAGCGCGGCAAAAGAGGCAGCCATTATCAAAGCGACCGATTATTTAGAGGCGGTTTATTGGGGGAAATGGCAGGGCGAGAAGCTAAAAGCGGATCAGGCGCTGGCGTTTCCTCGTAAGCCTTTTGGAATGCCCGCAAAGTTTAAATTTGCCGTATGCGAGCTTGCGATAAAAGCTAATTCGGGCGAGCTATTAAGCGACATTGAGCGGCTAACCACCAAAGAAAAGGTAGGCAGTATCGAAGTAGAATATAGCAGTAGCGCCGATCCTACGACTAAATATGCCTATGTTTGCAGCTTGCTAAAGCCTTTTTTGAAAAATGTTTATGCAAGCTCGATGCTAAAGGTTGATAGATGCTAAACGAAAAAGCCAAAAATACGGCATTTAAATTGCTTGAAAAATTTGGCAAAAACGGCATTTATAAGCGACAAGCGGGGCAAATCTACGATCCAAAAACGGGCGAGATGAGCCTAAATTATGAAAGCCACCCGGTAAAGGCATATATTGATAGCGCTAAAAGCTATTCAAATTTGATAGAAAAAGGGCTGCTCAATGAGGGGGATAGCGTTATACTTATAGCCGCCAAATCCCTCCCTTTCGCGCCGCAGAACAACGATAAAATAGAGTTTCCGCACGGCACGTATACTATCAAATACAATGATGCGGTGTGGGGCGGCGAGGATATCGCGCTGCATCAATTGGTGGCGGTATGGAAGTAGACAGCGTGGCAGAATTTGAGCTCATCGCCCTAAATCAAAGCGAGAACGCGATTAAGGCGGCTATTGTTGGGCTTTGCGGCGATATTATTTCAGACACTCCCGTAGATACGGGCAGGCTAAAAAATAATTGGTTTCCTAGCGTAGATGCCGCTAGCACCGAAACTACCGAACAAACTGCCGATACGTCAAGAGCGAGGCTGGAAATTGCGGTATCGCAGGAGTATAAATTAGACAAAGTGTTTTATTTCACCAATAATTTACCCTATGCCTACCGCATAGAATTCGAGGGCTGGAGTAAAAAGGCGCCGCAAGGCATGGTAAGGCGCAATATCGTGCGCTGGAACACGTATTTTAGGAGGGCGAATGTTAAAGGCTAGGCAGGCGATAGAGCAGGCTATTTTAAGCGTTACGCCGCGCATTGATACGCAGTTTGAAAACGCTACATATAGCCCTAAAGAGGGCGTGCCGTATCAGCAGCTGCACTTTATTCCAGCTCGTCCTACTAGCATCGCGATAGATGATAATCTTGCAGAGCATAGCGGCGTATTTCAAATTACGCTCCGCTATCCTGCAGGGCGAGGCGTAAAAGATATTATGGCGCGCGCGGAGAGCTATGCGAAGGTTTTTCACACAGGCGCTAAATTTGATGAGGTGTATATCATAGCTCCTTGCAGCGTGAATATACTAGGCGTTGACGGCGATCGCTACGGCGTTGCCGTCTCAATTTACTTTAAAACCTATGAGGAGTAGAAAATGGCAGATAAGCTAACGGTTACGGATAGCCAACTTACGAAATTTTATATTTGCGGCACGGACGTCGATTTGGGCGATGCGACTAAGATCAAAACCGCTCTAGGCACGGCGAAGCGCATTGCATATCTTGAGGATTTGGGCGATTTTACAAAGACCCGCTCCACAAACGAGTATCAATGCATCGATAGCGACACGACGGTAGTGTCTCAAGGCTCGGTCAGCTACAGCGAAACCGAGATCAAGCTATTTTATGCCGCGGGGCAGGATAACGGCGTAAAAGAGCTTATGGAGATGTTTAACAAAAAGCAGCGCAAGCAGTTTATCATCGTAGGCTCTGATGAGCCCGCGACGGGAGCAAGCAAGCACCCGACCTACATTACGGGCGAGTTTATAAACGTCAAAACGGGCGCATCTATCGCCAAAAACGACGTAGTGCGCGTGCCTGCGACTATCAAAATCACTCGCCTTGACGATATTATTGAGGCGAAAGGAGCGTAAAAGATGGATTTAAAGAATTTCGACATTTCTAACGGCGAAGCGGGGGTTGAGCTTACGATTTTGGATCTCGACAATAAGCCGACCGACATTAAAATCAAGCTCTTGTGTCTGCACGGCAAAAAGGGGCGCGCGGCGCTCATAAACTCGGTCAAAAATGAGAAAGCAGACACCGCCCATATTTTGGCGGCTCTTACTACCGGGTGGAGCGGGCTTACCGAGGGAGGCAAGGAGCTAAAATTTAGCCCTGAAGCGGCGGAAAAACTATATGGGGATTATCCTATCATCGCAGCTCAAGTTGAAAAATTTGTAGAGGATGCAAGAAATTTTTTAAAAAAGTAAGCGCCTCGCTCATCTTATACGCCCGTCAGCTGGCATATTACGCCAAAACGGGCACAGATGAGCGAGAATTTCCACCTCTACTTGCAGGCAAGCATCTGTTTCTACTGCTCGATGAGATCGGATATTGTAGGGCTACCGGTTTTGGAGCCGTAGGTATTGATTTTCGTGAGATAGAGGCGTTTTGTAGGGCGACCGATACAAATTTAAGCTGGTATGAGGCGCTGATGTTGCACGCCGTAAGCGCTGCGTATGCCGCGCAGATGAATAGCAAAGAAAATAGCGCGCCATATCAAGGCGAGTTCAAGCCGAAACCTTTTAGTGCGATAAAGGACAAATTTAAGCTCTAGAATATCGCTATATGTTAGCCCCCTATAAATTCCTATATCTTTCTTAAAATCTCTTAGAATTTATAGAATACGATCCGACTACGCGGATTATTTTATTCCAAAATTATCAAAAGTAAGCCCCTTATGGACCTCATAATGTATTTTTCCGCAGACCTTGCCTAATATCTCGCAATCGTAGCCCTCTTTGTGCGGATAAATATCGCCGTATTTCGGATTTAGGCTAATGAGTTTGACATTGTCGTTCGGCAGGAATTCGACCCTTTTTATATACACGATTTCGCCCATTCGAACGACATAAACCCCCGCTATTCTGACGAAATTATCGCGGTTGTTTACCATATCGACAATCGCCCAATCGCTCTCCTCAAAGTCGGGCATCATACTATCGCCCACCACCTCGAAAACTCTTAAATTCACGGGATTTAACCCCTTTACGAAGCTTTTATCTACCGCTACCTTTCGCTCCTCTTTATTTAGCATTTCTAAATCGAATGTGCCCTCGCTGCCCGCGCCTACCCGCATCTCGGATTTTGAGAGAAATACCACGTTTTTCAGGCTATACTCGGCAGGGATCAGATGAGCGTATTTTTCAAAATTGTTTTTCAGCTCTTTTTTGACGATCTGCCTCTTTGACGTCTCCTCGTCATCGAATAAATCTATTACGTTTTTTCCCAATATTTCCGCTATTAGCGGCAACTTTTCAAGCTCAGGCTTTGACGATTTTTTCTCTTTGCCGTTTTTGCCGATTTCGCCCGGCTGCGTTTCATAGTGCGCCACAAGCCCTTGCGTTATACCTAGCTTCTCGGCAAACTGCACCTGTGTTAGCCCCGCTTCCTGTCTGAAAGCTCTAATCTTTTGATGAATATCCATTAAAAATCCTTCTATTGAATTTTAGCAATTTTAAAATTACTAAAGATAATATCATTAAGCAGATTTTTATATTATCGATGATAATATACCGCTCATGGAACAGAACAAAATTACTCAAGAACAAATAGCAAAAAAGCTCGGCGTCACACAGGGAGCAGTTTCGCTATGGTTTTTACAAATCAATACGCCAAAAGTCAAACACGCAAATGCGATGCAAAAGCATTGGGGTTTTCCTACTCAAATATGGGGCAACCCAAAGCTTTTTAGCGCTTTTA